AGCCCCTGAGCGGGACGTTGGGGTCGGTGGTGAAGTACATGGGCACGATGGGCGGCGTGATGCGACCGGAAGCCGTGCGGTACGGGATCCCAGTGTAGGTGATGGACTCCGACTCGATTTCCGCGTCAGTCTGTCCTTCGTCAGCGTTCTCGACCTCGGTGTCGAGGCTTGAGCCGACCTGTACCTTGACTCCCTTGTAGAGAAACTTGTCTCCGTTCTGGTAGTCAGGACTCCAGACGACCAGTGCGTCCTGACCCGGTGTGAGATCATAGAACTCAACCACCTCGACAAACTGCTCGACCTCACTGTTCGTGGGGAGGGCACGACCCTCGGTGGAGTTGTTCGGACCTCCACGCGCCTCGTTGCGGGTGACCGAGTAGAGGTCGGTGCCCTCAGTCTCGTCGTCAAGGAACCGGTGGAAGGACCGAGGGGTGTACTTCTTGTTCCCGTACCGCTGACGGGCTTCTTCAAGCGGGAGAAGGTAGCGGTGGGCCACGTACCGCTGGTTCTTCCAACTGGAGGACGATGCGTCCACGATAATGTCCCACGGTGCCACGGCTTCAACGTCAACACGCTGGAGTGGGTCAGGGCCGGGAACGGGTGCCATCTTGAGGAACGAGCAGGGATAGACCAGACCGAGACGGGTCGCTTGCTCTACTGCATCGCGGGACCGGCTCAGGAAGTCGTTGCAGACCGCTTGGGTCACAGCGCTATCGCCACGGCCTCTAAGGTCAGGGGTGACGACCACGGACGGGTCGCGAGTGAACAGGGACGCCACGAAGCTCTCGATAAGCTCATAGCCGCGACTGGTTTCGACCGTGATTTGCTGCTGCTGCTCAGTACGGTCCCAGAACCTCATCATGTACAAGTTGCGGAGTTTGCGCATCTCGGGTCTGAGGTCACGCCAGTACCGGCAATGGTCGTCGTAGATCGCTCGGACTTCGTAGGGCTTCATCATGGGGCTACCTTCTCATGTTCCAAGGGGGTCGGGGAGACCGTGAGGTATTCCGATTTCTGTTTGCTGAATGTACGCTTTTGTCCCTGACGTTTGCCAGTGATATCGACAGACCGCCAGCCCTGAGCAACCAACTCAGGGATGGCCTCCTGCTCCGAGATGCAGACGGTAGCCCCAGCAGCGTGCCACGCCAGCGCCAGTTCTACTACCCGGTCACGTCCGAGGTCGTGCTTGTAGCCCGTCGTGTTGACGTAAGGCGGGTCAATGTAGACCACGGTATTCGGCGGGAGCAGGGGCGGCTCTACAGCCTCGTCGGTGATCTCAGCGGGGAGAGTGGGGAGGGTGGATAGGCGGGCTGTAAGGCCGGGAAGCGTCTGCCATTTTACAACCCCTTCCTGCCTTCCCGGTCCTGAATATATCGGCTTAGCATCACACATTGTCCAAGCCTCAGACACGCACCACCGCGCCACCTCACGGGGATCTACAGCCCCGTCTGTGATCTCACCGGGCAGTTCGTCAAGGTCTTCGTACCGGTCTGCGACTGTTGACGCAGCGTGAGGGGTGGTTGTTCTGCCGTCCAAGCAGCCCGGTCCTTTGAACATCGCCTTCGGCGGCATCGCTGTCCACGCGCCACCGGGTAGCGCCAGCGTCCAGCGTGCTGTCTCGCGAGGGGTCGGTGCCACGACGGGGCCTTCCTTGCGCAGCCTTGTCCACAGGGCCTTCGGGTCTTCGTCCTTCCAGCCCCTTATGATTTCGGCGGTTGCAGTGGCGAGGTCGTGGTTACGGTAGGTTTCAAGCAGCAGGCGGCACCCGTCGTCCGGCTCACACCACAGGTAGTGGTCTGCCTTGAGGCCGGGGTAAAGCCCAAGCTCATGTAGGATCGTATTGGCGTATCCCGCTTTGGATCCCATACGGCTGACCGGGGGCTTTGCCTGCTCCTTGTGTAGCCTCAAACTGAGAGCAGCCGTGCCTGCACACAACTCCACGAACAAGCCGGGGGAGGTGCCTTCACGGGGCGGCAACTGCTTTCGGAGGGCATCCCTCAGTTCGTTGACCTTGAGCTTGCTGCGACCGTGGATTTTGGCTGACCGAGCAAACCCGTTCAGGCTGGCTCGTGTTGCGCCGTCAAGTTCTTCGTGGGTGTAGTAGTGCATGGTCAGCTTCTTACGTTCCAAGGGAGGCGGCGGGCGCGTGTTTTGCGAGCCTTCACGTTCGACATCATGCTCTCCATACGTGCCCCTACCGCTTCTCTACGCTTGGAACGTGGAACGTCCCGTAGGGCACGGTAGGCGAGGGCAAGGGACATAGCGAGGTCGTCGTGGAGGCCAGCGGGGGCTTCAGGGCTTACCTTGAGGATTTGCAGGGACCGGAGTTCCATCAAGGTGCTCTGGTCGAGCCTGAAGATCATCCCGTTGATGACGAACTCTCTCAGCGTGTCATAGGCGTCAATCTTCGACTTGTGTGTGGTCACCCACGGCTTCCGGTTGGCGTCGGTCCACACGTTCTTGTAGCCGAGAGTGTCCAGTTCACGGAGGACGGCATGGCCGTGGTTGTTCTGCTCGCACAGGATCAAGGGCGGGCCGTTGGTGGTCGTGTACTTCGCGGCGACCTGTACCAGTCTCTCGGCAAACTCGTGAGGGGCGATGGTGTTGTCCCGCTCCGTGTAGACCGGCTGGTACGTCATGGCTGACACGACCTGCATGGCCGAGTAGTCACCCCCTGTGCCGCCTGCGGGGTCAGCGCCTATGACGTAGTAGTCATCAAGGTCTACTTCCTCCAAGACCCTGTACGGCGTGTTGAAGTGGACTGTCTCGATGTCGGCAAGGGCTTCACTCGGAAGGTATGCGGACTTGGTGACCCCGATGAAGCACTCTTGCAGGGTGGCGGGGAACTCACGGCGGAACTTGTGCTCACCCAGCGTGGCTACCTGTGCCCGTCTCCAGTAGACCTGTTCGTTGGTCAGCCCGTGCTGGGTCTTCATCTTCTGCTCAGACGACGTACAGGCGAAGTCGGAGGGAACGGTGTGCTGGTAGGGGTGGTGTTGAAACCATGGAAGGAAGACGACCTCCCAGCCGTTCTCCGGGGCACCTTCAACGAGTCGGTGGAAGGCATCGCCGGGGGCGTTCACCGTTGTCTCGATGATGATGGGTCCGTCACCCACGGTGGCAAGAACCTGAGCAAGAACCTCGTCGGGGTCCGTGTAGAACGCGAACTCGGAGAGTTGTGCCCCGGTGAAGACGAAGGACCGTGTACCACCTCGACCACCTGTGGTGAACGCGGCGAAGCCTGCTCCGGTGTCGGCAAACTGTGAGTCGGTGGCTGAGTCTACCGACATGTCCCGCTTCAGGGCTTCCGGTAGGTCGGCCAGCCACTCCCGGTCCAGCTTACGGAGGTTGGTGGCACTTCGGGCATGGAACGAGAGGACGGCGTACTTGAGCGGGTCAAGGGAAGTGAACGCCTTGTGGAACTGGTACGCTCGGATCCCGACCGAGATTCCCATTTGCCGTGCCTTGACGACCAAGACCCGGTTGGACCGGTCCATGGCTGACCACACCTTCCGTTGAGCGGGCCACACGTTGAGCGGCACGTTCTTCTTCAACTGCTTGTCGTAGACCTTCAACATGCGGCAAAACAGTTCCCGGTCACCAAGCAGGGTGGTCAGCTTGCCCTGTAGCGACGTTGGAATGTTCGGCGGAAGCCACACGGTCACTCAGCCACCTCAACGTCAGGGACGAGGGACAAGATGGACGCCAGTTCCGCGATGGCTGGGTCAGTGGACTCGTCCGCGCCGTGAGTCTCAGCCAGCGCCTTCCGGTATTCCCTCCGGTCTGCAACCAACCACCGTGCCGTGTCCACCTTGGTCCGGTTCGGATCCTTGGCTGAGGTCAGGACTTCGTTCAAGGCGTCGAGGCTGGGCCTGAGCAGGTCTTCCAGTTCAGTCTCGATATCGAGCAGGGGTGAGGTCGGAGAAGTCGGGAGAGGGGCACCGACCCCTTCGGAGAGCACCATGTTGTGTGCCTGCTGCTCCAGTGCCCGTAGTTCTGCGGCTGGGATCTCCAGCGTCATCAAGTGGGTCTGACAGTTCTTACAGGTCCGCTTGCGGAGGACGCGGTTGTCTTCACGCCGGTCAGCAGGGATCGTCTGCTTCGTGGGGATGCGGTTCATCCCGCAGTTGGGGCAATCCATACAAAAGACTCCGGTGAAGGGTGGTCCTACTACCGGGGGGCTACCGTGCCCCTACCGCTGAGGGGCTGTGACGCCAGCCGTTACGCCCCCGTTACGGCGAGAGCACCGGTCTGACGGGTCTTTTCGTCCCTGTAACGGTGTAACGGCTACTTCAATAAATATTTAGTAGTTCATATATATAGAAGGATTGAGAAGGGGGGAGACATAGAGGGTCGCTACCAGTTGGCGACCAGCCGTTACAGCCGCACAGCCGTTACCGACCCCGAAGATGCCGACGCCTACGGCGTTCCCGCCGTAACGGTCCGCCGTTACCTACTTCATCCAGCCGCTACATGAAGAAATACTTGTGCATGGGTGTAACTCTGTGTTACACTTTGAGCAGGTCGCAACCACGACCCTCACCACCAACCACCGGAACCCATCATGCGTATTTCGCGCTCCAAGGCTGCACGCCTGACCCTTGACGCCATGGCTGACAACGTAGACGACCCTGACCGTCTCGCTCTCGTCTTCATTGACCTTGCTTTCATCTTCAAGGGCAAGAAGTCCATGCGGAAGGACAAGTTCTTCGACTGGCTCAACCTCAAGCTCGACTGAAACCACCTCGGTCGGCCCCTTCGGGGGTCGGCCACCAACTACCGGAGCACCCATGCCCAACCACCGCCTCCCACCTTCCAGTGTCACCCGTGTCGGAGCACACGAACTCGCAGTCCTTGACTGGATTGGCAAGCAAGTCGGCCTTCAGTCCCGCCGCAAGGTTCTCGACCACATTCTTCTCTGGCTCGGAGACGACGCTGAGGCTCTGGAGACGTTCAAGTCGGAAGTGTGGAGGGGTCAGCCCAACATGGTCGGCAACCAGACCTTCTCCGAGGCCGCTCAGGCGGCTGGTATGACCCTCCGTGAGTTCGCCGCTGAGGTCACGTCCGCATGACCCTCGACTCACACACCCTACTCGTCATCGACCTTGCCATATGCTGTGCCTTCGGACTCGCCATAGTCTGCGGAGTCATCGCTGAACTCAACCACAGGAACCACTGATATGAACACCGACCACACCACTACCTACTCCCTTATCGACTCCACTTGGAAGGACGACCTCTCCGAAGGCATGACCCTTGGTGAGCCAGCCCACTATGGCGACGTTCTCACTCGGGTCGTCGGTGATCTCCTCCCCCTTCCCATTATCCGGTCCTCCGGGACCGCTGACTACGAGTTGGCTTGGTCGAGGGTCTGCACCGTGATGGAAACCTTGGGTGTCACCAAGATTCGATATGCCAACGTCACCGACTCGGTGAAGAACTCCCTCCACGTCCGCGTGGAAGACGCCCACGGTCGTCTCCCTTGGGCCATCGTCATCGAAAACGGTTGCTTCGTCTCCGAGAAGGACGGCAAGGTCATCGCCAAGGTCCACGAACTTGACCTGTGCTGAACGGAGAGATCCCCGCCGCCACTACCGGGACGACGGGGATCCAATCGCAACCACTGAACGTCCAACCACGGAGCATTCATATGAATAATAACCCATTTCAAGCCCTCTCGGTAGGTGTCAACCCCCGCCGACTCTCTCAGCTACTCTCCAAGTGGAAGGAAACCGCCGACGCCGACCAACTGCTCGCCATGCGGGACTTGGGGATCGACCACTGGCCTTACCTCTCCGCGATGAACGGCGGGGTGCTCGACCTGACCGTCCGCCAGAATACGGAGAAGGAAGACCGGACGTACACCGTCGCCCCCTTCCCGGTCCAGTCCATCCCCAAGGGTAGCCCTCTCCGCGAGGCGTTCACCTCTCCGTATGAAGGTGAGGTTCTGGTTGACCTCGACTGGTCTGCTTCCCACTGGCAAATCCTTGCCTTCCGGTCGAACGACGCTCAGTTGCAGGCTGACCTTCGTTCCGGTGACCTCTACACGACCCAGTTCCCCGGCGTGGCTCGCAAGGCTGCTAAGACTGGGCTGAACACCGTGCTCAACGGTGGTGGTCACGAAGCTCTCGCGGAGTTCTTCACCGAGCCGGAAGCCAAGGCGTTCATCGACCGTGCCCGTGACCTGCTCAAGACCCGCTGGCCCAAGGCGAACTCGGAACTGTTTGACCTCCGCGACGAGGCTGTGTCTCAGGGCTGGGTGACGGAGGAGCGCAAGTATGCCGGTTCCGGGGTCGCCTTGATGCGTCTGGAGGCTGACATGCTCCGTGAGGCTGTGTCGGTTCCCCGGCTGGCTGAGGCGGGCGTCAGGGTCGTCCTCCCCCTGCACGACGGGATCCTCGTGTCGGTCCCCGCCGACAAGGCTGACAAGTTGGCTGTGGCTGTGGCGAAGGTCATGGTCCTGAAGTCCACCGGCTCCGTGGACGAAGCCACGAACCACCTCGATACTTGGGTCAAGTACGAGGTCAAGCAGACGTGGGGTGGTGACGGGGAGCAGTTGGTCGGTCGTGCCCTCCGTGCGGAAGCCCTCAAGGCGGTCACCAACCACGGGGATCCCCACGGACTCACCCTCGCCGTGTGTGCCATGAAGTCGGAGACTGACCGGGCACGCAAGGCACACCACCCGTCGTCCGTCGAAGGTCGGGCATACAAGTCGGCCATCACGGCGCGTGGTGATGCCGTCTCGTGGAAGACGGACTCGGCCATTCGCCACGATCCCAACGCCATCGCTCCCATCGACCTCCCGCATGGGATCCCGAACTACACCAACATTTGTCGGATCGTCGGGCTGGACACCACCCTCCCCGCCCTCCAGTTCAACGCTCGGGAGTCCACGGCATACATTGGAGGCGACGAGGCCAACGACACCCTGATTCGCCGCACGTACTTCACGGCCCTTGAGGAACGGTACGGGATGCTCCGCGTCGGTGAGCAGACCCTTATGTCAGCGGTCTTCGACGTTGCCCGCGAGCGTGAGTTCGACCCGGTTCTCGACTACTTTGAAGGTCTGAAGTGGGACGGTGTGGAGCGCCTTGCTTGCTGGCTGGAGGACCACTGCAACGCTCAGGAGTTGTCTGACTCCCCGACCGGTCGCGATCTCGTCAAGGTGTACGGAAGCAAGTGGCTCGTGTCCATCGTGGCTCGCGCCTATGAACCGGGGTGCAAGGTAGACACCATGCTGGTCATCATGGGCGCTCAGGGCGCTCAGAAAAGCACCCTGCTCCGTACCATCGCCCCTTGCGGGTCATACGCCCCCGTCCAGATTGACCCGTCTGACAAGGACTCCGTTCTCCGTGCCTCCCGGTTCGCCATCGTGGAGTGGCCTGAGCTTGCCGGTGCCTCCAAGCGGGAGCAGGAAGCCCTCAAGGACTACTTCTCGTTGAACGAAGACCGTGTGAGGCCCCCGTATGCCAAGGGTGACCTTCGCATCCCTCGTAGGACCGTCTTCGCCGCCACGACCAACGAAGACGACTTCCTCCGCGACCCGACTGGCTCTCGCCGCTACTGGCCCATCAAGGTCGGGAACATCGACATTGACGCCATCAAGGAACACAAGGACCAGTTGTGGGCCGAGGCCGTTGACCTCTACAAGTACCTGACCGCTGAAGGCAAGGACCACAAGTGGTGGCTCAACGAAGCTCAGGACGCGGAACGGAACCGTCAGGCTTACCACTTCACGGCTGACGACCCGTTCGCCTCGGCGGTCTGGGAGTGCCTTCGGGATCACAGCGGCGCGGTGACCGTTGACGAAGTTCTGGAACACCTCGACGTAAAGCCCTCCGACCGCCCCCGTGTAATCCGTGGTATCCGCGCCACCTTGAAGAAGTTCAACTGCAAGTCCAAGTCAGTCCGTGAGGACGGAAGGGTGACCCGCAAGTGGGTCTGCGACGTTCCCGCCCGCAAGGTTGACCGTGGGAACAAGCTGGACAACATCATCGACTTCGCGGAACTCTAATGGTGGCCCCAATGACCAACGACGTAGGCGACAGCGATGACCCCGCATGGGCTTGGTACTGGGACGAGGTAGCCAAGGAAGACGCTCAGGACGCACGAGGCCGTCCCGGTGTCCACGACCCCCACGACCTGTGGTTCCTTGAGGACCGCGTAGAAGCCATGTACGCCCCTCCGTCACCCTACGGGGCACCGGTACGCCGGGACTTCCGTAGGATCGTCAGGTGGCTCCCCTTGCCTGACCGGGAGGTCATCTCGTTCGCATACAAGGAAGGTAGACCACGCGGCACGGCACGGTGGGTGTCCTTCAACGTAGAGCACGAACGCGACCTCACCCAGCAGCGGTGGTCTATCGCCCTGAAGCGTGCGGAGGAGTGGGTTGTCCACCTCGCCAACGTCTACAAGGACGCCGGGTCGAAGGGTTCGCTCAGGGGCGCTCTGAAGCGTGTTGAGTGGCCCGACGTTCTCACCGCCTACGTTGACGCAGGCTCCACGGCAAAAGCCTCCAGAACGGCGGGGTGCGCCCAAGACACCGTGTACCGAAGGGTCAAGGCTATGTCGGAGACTGAGCCGATGGTCGCAGCCCTAATGGAGTGGCACAGGCAACCCGCCCGCGACCTTGCCCGTCGTCTTCGTCATCGCACTCACCCCAAAAACAGGACACCCCGAAAAAAGTTTCAATAGTTCGTTTATTCACCCCCTCTATATGTAGAGAACCCCAACCACACGGAAAACTACCATGCAGAACTCATTCTGGACCCAGACCCACAAGCAGCAGACCCACGGTGAAATGATCCTCGACGCCATTCGTCAGGGATGGTGCCACTCGGCTGACCTCGTAGCTCTCACCAAGTCCCGCAACCTTCAGGCTCGCATCTCAGGTCTGGAAGCAGACGGCTGGACCATCGAGCGTCGGGGATCCACAGACCGTCGTGACGGCGTGGAATACAAGGCGACGACCTTCACCGCTCGTGTCAAGACCGGACCCAAGCAAATCCACGTCAAGGTGCCCGTAGGGTGCCCCGCCGAAGCCATCAAGGAAGCCAAGGAAGCCGCTGCACGCATCATGCAGGAAGCCTGTGACGCCGCAGACGAGGACCGTGGCATTGGCATCATGGAGTTCTTCGCGCAGTTCGGTGACCGAGACTGACATGAAGAACCACACCCTGAACCTGTTGCTCCGTGGAATCAACCACGAAGGCCCCCTCCCCAACGACCCACGCGACCTTTTGACTCCACTGGAGAAGTTCCATGACCGACTTCATCACGCTCTGCTTCACCTTCGCCCTGATCCCGCTCACGTACCACACAGTGAAGGAAGCGAGAGCCTTCCTCGCGTGGGCGAAGGAAGACGAGACTCTTGAGCGGAAAGAGCCGCTGAAGTGGACCGAGCCTGACCCACCGGGTTACAAGGACGTATAGACGCCGCCAGCCAAGAGCGTGTCACTGACCCCCACCTGTTTCGATAGGTGGGGGTTTCTCTATTTAGAGAAGTCGTACTTCTCGTATCCGCCACCCTTGGGTGCCCACAAGGTCTGCTTCCGGTTGTGGGCGGTGCTCAGTCCAATGTGGAGGTGGCCTCCGCGACCGGGGGCGTAGGCGATGGCTTGGTCGAACGGAATGTCCGTGAGCATCACCGCCTCCATAAGCGCATGGGCGTCCAGCCCCGTCACCTTGATGTCCGCCGCAAGTCCGTACCGGTGAGCGGAGGTCTTGGAGCCTTTGATGGCCTTGTTCAGCGCCTCAGTACGGAACCCGGACGTGACACGCACTGGCTTGCCGAGGTGACGCCTGAGCGGGTCGAGGACCATACTGCACAGCGCCTTGAGGTTGACCTTCTGCTCGTTGCTCGGAGTGTTGTCCATACCGAGCCGTGAGGCTGTGGCACTGGAGGTCAGTTCCTTCCACGAGAAGAACTCTCCCGGTCTTCCGTCAGGCATTGGTATCAGCCACAGCATCGAACAGTCCCATTTGTCGGTCATCGAGTTCGATGCCTTCAAGGATATGGGCTGAGATCAGCAGGAGGTCAATGCCGAGTTCCCGGCGCTCCTCCCGGTCCAGACCGTCCTTGGACATTCTCAGGGTTTTGGTAAGCAGTCGGAGGATACGCCCGACTGGAATGTTGAGGTTTCCGTGCTTCACGAGGACTTCTCCCCCTTGCAACGCCACCGTCTACGACTGAGACGGAGTGGGCTGTTGGGATCGTTGGCGGCTTTCTTGTTCTTACGCATCTGACCCATGGACCGGGCACAGTACGCATCACCCTTCTTCGTACCGGGCTTGACCTTGGCACCCTTGGCACCGTAGCTGACCTTCTTGCCACCCTTGGTGACCTTGACGCGGGCTTTCCCCTTGGACGGTTTCGGCATCTACTTCGCAGCCCCACTGTAGGTGCATTTGGACTGAGCGATGGAGGCATCGAGACGGTCCATGATCCTCTGGTGCTCGGCGTGGTTGCGAGCGTTTAACTCGTCCACCTGTTCAAAATGCCGGTCGATACTTCGCTGAAGCATCGGCACGAACATGTAGACCATGAGACGGTAGATGCCGATGCCAACGAGAAGGCACGTAACGATGGCACCAAAAGGCCCAGCCACTAAAGGGACCAGTTCATCAAGACTCATCTTCGCTTTCTCCTATACGGGCCGGAAGGCACGCCAACGTAGCCGCCTCCGGTATTATTGTAGTTCGTACCGTAGGTTTTACGCCAACGGTCGAAGACAAGCGCGGCTTGGGGCAAGGACATCAAGTCAGGCCGATTCCTCCAGTCCCGTCTTCGTATTGTCGCCACGGCTGGCTTTAAGGGTTTACGGTAACCCTCAGCGCCTCAAGCACCGCACGAGCGATGATCCTGCTGTTGGCGGCGGACGGGCTGGTTCCCGAGGCGGGATCATAGAGGTCGAGCCATTCGGCGGCGGCGTCTACCGGGACGAGAACTGGGATAAGGTAGCCCTGCGTATCAATCTGAGAGCCGTCGGTGTCGGTGGCTGAGACAGTCTCGATTCGGGCTTGGGCGATATCTACGAAGATTTCTGGCACGGTTCAACTCCAGTCGATTGTGGCAGCAATATAGCGAAGCTGGAACCGCTGAGTATCCCCGGCTCCGATACTGATAGCTGAGGTCTTAGGCCCCACGCCGACCATGACGTGAATGTCTTGAGTGCCCCCGGCACCGACAGCGTTGCGATTTGAGATGCGACTGCCCATGGCCTGACCGGCCTCGCTGTTGTTGAGGGCGACGTAGAGGGAGCCACCAAGGCTGTTGTTCGACCTCAACGCGGTATTTATGGTCTTTTGGAGCGCCGCTGCCTGACTGACAGTCTCCGCACTGTAGGCGTACGCACCTCCACTGATTTGCGTGGTTGAGACCTTATTGGCCGCGCCTCCGACCGCTCTGATGAGCGCCACGTCTGTGCTACCGGGCTGCTCTGCCACGGTCAAGATGACCTTACTCAAAAAATCATCTGTCCTGCTGGCCTCCATCTCAGAATGAAATGCGAGGCAATCGGTACTTACAACCTGCGTTGTCGATAGAATCAGCTTTTTGTACCAGCGCGGAGCCCTCTGGGAGCCTGAAGCAGTGCTCCAGTTGTAGTTGGAGGAGGCCCCAGCAGCCTCCCACGTTACCGTATTCCAGCCCGCGCTGTGGGTGACACTCTGAACCAAATTGTCCGGGTCGTAGAGCGTCCAGCCGTCAGTGAGATCAACGAGCACTGGAGTCAGGTCGGCCAGAGAAGTGCCACCACCACCGCAGGGGATTGGGCCACCGCTTGCGCCAGTGTTGTAGTCAAAACAAGGGATGACTGGCATCGACTACTCCTGCCAAGTGAGGATGGTGCGAGCCAGCGTCGGGTTTCCAGTCCCGTCGTCAACCTTGGCGAAGACGTAGAAGATCCCACCAACGGCGGTCTGGAACAGGGGGAGGTTGATGGAGAACGCCGCTGACTTCGTGGTCGCGTCCGTGATCCCAGCGACGAGGGGGGCAACCGTGTCAGGCACCAAGCTCAAGTTCCCCGTAGAGTCAGAGCAAATTCTGACCGTAACGGTGGTCGGGCTACCGGCACTGTTCAACTGAATGAACAGACCGTTGATGATGCCCGAGAAGCGCCGACCAGCCTGCAAGGGGGCCGGGAGGTAGGCGTTCAGGTCGTGAGCGTGGGACTTGGTGACCCCGAAACCGGTCGTGAGAACCTGTGCCCCTGCGACCGTGGAGTCGTGCTTGAATCGAACGATATGGGATGGCATTGACCTCTCCTTCGTCTACTGCTTGGAAGTCTCTACATACCGGGCAATACCGCCGCTCTAACGCCCGGTCGCCTTCCGCACTTCCTCACCCATACGGCGCTCCGCGACCTCCAACTCGGTCATGCCACCTGTGGCGACCCCAAGTTCCGGCTGCACCCCGTACATTTTGTAGGCTTCAAGCAGGGGGTCGGCACCCAAGGTACGTGCCCACTCCATGTCCTTCTTGAACTGCTTGCGACCCTCGGGAGTCATCTTGTAGGTGTAGGACGCCTCGATTTCTCGCGGACCTTCACCGAACCGTGCAGGGCGACCAATCTTGATGGGGGTGATACCGCCCGTCTTCGGATCGACGTTGGTTGCCTCCAGACCGTACCGCTCAACCAACACGTCCCACGGCTGCATTGGAGACAAGCCAGTCGGGTCGGTGTAGCCACGCTCGGCAAGGGAAGCCATCAACATGACCTGTAGGACTTCATCGTCCTTGGTCAGTTCGGTCGGCTCACCCTCAATCCACGTCGAAATGCCACCGCTGACCATACCGAGTGCTCGTGTCGGTCCAGAGCCTCCGACGACAGCCTTAGCGGCGTCCACAACCGTATCCGGGTCAGCACCCTTGTAGTAGATGTCAGCGGCGAGTCCGGCTGTGTAGGCTGCTGCTGACGGGCCATACATGTTGAGCCGTCCCATACCAAGCGGAAGCTCAAACCCGGCCAGTTCCTCGTCGGTCCCGTAGGTCCGCTGAACGTAGTCCTGCTTGGCTCGCATCCCTCTCAGGATCCGCATGGTTTCCTGCGGACGGCTCAACATTGACTCCAGACCCGCCACAGCCGTCTGACCGGAGGCCACAAGCGGCTGTAGAAGCCGTGCTGCTCGACCCGTACCAGCGGGCTCAAAATCGAGGACGGCATCGCGGGCGATCTCAGCGGCACGCTCAGGTGTGCGACCCTCCTTCAAGGCAACGGTGAAGACCTCACGGCGGAAAGCCTGCTCCACCTTGTCCACCATCGACGGAAGCATACGAGCAAACCGGCTGGCGTACTGTGTGGCCCTCTGTGCGCCTCCCAGTGCCTTGTTCCCCTCCATAGTGACCCCAAGGTCGGCAAGAAGGTCGGAAGCCAACCGTCCGCGCCTCGCGGAACTCAGGCGGGTGCTTGCACCCACACCGAGTCGGGTGACTTCCTCGTTGACCTGACGCTGTGACCACGGACGACCGGAAGCCTCAAACAAGGTGTCATCGAGGGTCTTACCTGCTCGTCGGAGCGGTGCGGTAGCGACACCGAAGGTTGTCTCGATGGCCCTGACGGCACCCTGCTTGGCAAGGACGGCGATAGCGGGGCCGAAGGTGGCCTTCACCAGTCTCGTCGGCTCGTTCATCGAAACGAGGTCGGCACCGGCACGCACGAAGTCGTTGAGGTATCCGAACGCTGCTGTGAAGGTGTCCTTGTCCATAGGGTTCTTGGCACGCTTCACAACGTCTGCGGCTTCAGCGAGCTTCATCATGCCGTCAAGCTCCTGAGCCTTACGGAGCACTACGTCGCCCTGTGGGATCAGCAAAAGGGCGTTCAGTTCTTCGGGAACCTGTAGCCACGACCCCGGCTGGTCGAGAAGACGGTTGGCGACCTCACGACCGTCCATGCCTTCATCGAGGTACTTGACTCCGTAGGCTCTCAGGGCTTCACCGACTGAGTTGAGGACCGCTTGATACTGAAAAGCCTCGTCGGCACCACGCATCACGACCCCTTCGGTGCCCGCACCGAGCGCGAGGTCCATCATGCCGTCTAAGCCGGGTGCGTGAGCGTAGGTGGTGCCCTGCTCGATGATGTCCGCCATCGCCCGAGACGCCATCGCCTTCGCCTGCGTCGGGTCAAGCCCACGGAGGCCGGGAGTCATACTCAGGTCCATGCCGGGGTTGTCCTCAATGAACCTCTGAGCGACATTCCGTACCGTGACCCAGCCTTCCGCCTCAAACAGACCGTTGGCGAGGGCGGAACCGAAGTCCTTGGGTGCCAGTTCTCGGATTGACTCCGGTGCAAGGCCCTGAGCGATCTCGTCAACGCGCCTCAGACCCTCCGAGGACGGCACCGACTCCATGATGCGGCGCACCTCCGCGTTCCGCCTCAGTGCGGGAGCGAGAGGTCCGTACAGGGGCGAGAGCGTGTTCATCCACGCTTCCTCGATGAAGTTGTCGGACAACCGACCAGCCTTGGCGGTCAAATCTTGACCGACCTTCAGGAACGGGTCAGGGTCACCGGCCTTGCGGGATGCCTTCAAGGCGTCAGCGACCCGCTTCGGGACACCGAACGTCTCCTTGCCAATGATGCGACCCATTTCCTGATACACAGCGGGGGCACCCTTGGCGTTCCCGCCGAAGGCACCCATGACACGGCCCGCAATGTTCCGTGCGGCAACACGCTGGAGCGGTGTACCGACTGCGGCATCGAGTTCCTTGCCAATGTTGGCGAGTCCTTCGCCCAAGGCCCGACCCGTCGTGGGATCACGGGCGAGTCTCAGGTAGGCGTCCGACTGGAGTGCTTCCGTGAGTCTGGAAACCTGATCAGGTCTGAGATCACGTTTTTGTCGGACAGCATCGCTGAGATCATCCCAAAAATCTGATCTCAGGTTCACAGGGAACATGCGCTCAATGGCTGCGAGCGTCGGTTTGATCTTGTCGGCAACGACCCGGAAGCCCTCACCGGACTGCTCGATGGTCCCAGCAAGGTCTTTATCGACCGCCTTCCGCATCGCGTCAGCGATCCTACGGGGAATCATCACACGCGAGGTCACGGCTACCATGTCTCGGGGAACCATCTCACCGAGCGCCTTGCGGGTCATCTCAGCGACCCGTGCCCGACCTTCAACTGCTCCGACACCCTCAAGGGCTTCGTCGGCCTTGTTCAAGATGGCTCGCATGGCCGAACCGGTGCCTGCCCTGCCGATATCGAGGACGGACTTGTTTGCCGGGACCACAAGGTCTACAGCCTTCCGTAGCTGACGGGCCGTGGAGGCCCCTTCGATGGCTTTTGTCATGGTGGGCGGTACGCTGCCCCCTCCAAGTGCTCTCGCGACTCTCGTAGCCGCCTGACGGGCTTTCAAGAGGTCGTCGGTAGCCTTGATGGTGGCGTCAAACACGCGCTCAATGTCCGAGACACCCTGAGCGATACGCATTTCACTGAACGCTTGGTTCAATCCGACCTGTTCAGCCTTCTTGGCAACCCACAGGGCCGACTTGGAGCCGGGTGCGACCTGTTCAGCGAGTCGAACAAGGTCACCGGCTTCTTCCCCGGCGATCTCAACGGCATCGACAAGGGCACGGGGGCCTACAGCCTCACGGGCGACCACCTCACCCATGGCTGCAACGACATCATCACCCTTCTTGGCACCCCGGATAGCCTCACGGGCCACCTGACCACCGAACATACGGCTTCCGGCGACATAGGTGAGGCCAGCATCGACCAGCGACCCAGCAGCCTTGGTTCCCTTGACGACCTTGCCTCCAACGAAGGTCAGGTCTGGGATAGTGAGGTCTGCGAGGGCACCACCGTAGTACGCCGCTGACTCGGACCCGTAGTGTTCCTTGTAGACCTCCCGTAGCTCAGGCATGTCCACAAACAGGTCTTTCATCGTCCGACCTACCGTGGCGTTGCGGACGATTTGGTCATTCCAGTCGAGGGTTGGGTCAGCCACCCGAAGACCGTAGGGATCCATTTCCTTCGCGGCTTCGGAGGCATAGTCAACCGGCCCGAAGGTGGGAACGGTCAGACCTTCGGCGGCGAAGCCCGCGATGATCTCAGGGACACCGAGGTCAATCAACTCTCGCTTGGGTGTTTCAGCGATATCGAGGTCGAACATTCCTCTGGTGATTTTGTTGACCGGACCAAGCCCGAGCACACCACCAGTAGAGAAGGTCGAGGGATAGTATTCGTCGCCAGTCAGTCCACGGATCGTCTGCTCGGCCCGGTACGACAAGTCCTCGGTGTCTCCTTCCTCGTAGGTCAGCACCTCTCGGGCGGCTACCTCAGCGGCACTGGCGATAGAGTCGCCCACAACCCGCACGGTGGCACCCAGCGGTGTCTCCACGCCCTGCAACGAGAGCCGCATAGCGTCGGGGAGGTAGTCAGCGTAGGACTCCTCACCTTCCAGTGATGCCTTCGCCTGTGCTCTCGCCAATGCCTCAGCCGTCATGGTGGGACGGCGACTCAGAAGGTCGTCAACGGACTGCTTCGACTCAGGGAACCAGAACTCGTATGCGGTCTGGAGGATCCCCGTCTGTTCCTGTTCGGTTGGGGGGATGTCCACCCGACCACCGGGAGACACAAGGGCACCCGCTCCAGCCTGAGCCTCAAGGCGAGCCAGTTCCGTCAGGCCCGCCTGCTGTTCCGGTGTACGGGCAAGCTCACCGGTCTTGGAAGCCTCGACAGCCTGCTCAACGACTTCCTCGACGGACAAGGAAGGCTGGACAGTCTCAGGTGCCTCAACCAGACCCACCGGGAGAGGCTGCACCCCTACAGGTAGTGCCTCTGGCTCCGGTGCAACACTACCTGTAGTGTCTGGTGCCTCAAATGACCCCAGTGTCTCCATGATCTCGTCGTCAGTAGCGTCGTCGGGGAAGGTGTAGGTCACACCCTCAAATACGATTGGCTTCGTGCCCATGGGTCACCGCTTGTTCGGGTTTCGGATGAGTCGTCCGTTCGCGTCACGGATGAAGTCGGAGGTCGTGTCGATTTCGATCTCCTCAGTCCCGAGGTCCATCATGGGTGCGGTGTCGAGGTTGACCGGGGCGACCCCTTCTGCTTCCAGACGGCGAGCCTCCAGACGGGCGGCTTCCTCCGGGGTCAGCGGAGCGAACGGAGAGCCTGTGACGGGGCCTGCAAGCCCAAGGGTGGGCGGTGCCCCCGGTGGTGGCGCTCCAGCCTCTACAGTAGGCGTGACGGGCGGGAGAGGGCGTTCACGCTCACGCTCACGGAGAGCACGCTGACGACGCTGGAGGTCTGCGAGTTGGTCGTACTGACCACGCTCGGCAAGGGTCAAGGCAACCCCACCAACGGACGGCCCAAGGAACTCCCGACCTTCGTACCGACCTGAGACTGCAACGAAGCCGTCTTCGGTACGCCGGTAGCGAGGCTTGGTGGCGTCACTCTCGTCTACAAACTCGTAGCCAATGTCACCGGGGCCGAGTGTGATCTCAGCAGCAGTCGGGGGAGTCTCCGTGATCTCAGCAGGAACGGGCTGGTCTACGGGTTCGTCAATGATCTCACCGGGGGCTTCTTCAACAGTCGGAGCGGTGATGGGCTGTGCGTCTACTTCATCCCGCACCCTCTGGAGAACCTGCTCACGGGCAACAGCGGCTTCGGCAAGCTGGTCGCCTTCCTCAGCTACAGCACTCTCCTCGTCACCGGTAAGCGGAGCGACGACCTCAGCAGGCTCACCCTCACCTTGAAGTCCACCCTTGACGATCCCGTCACGACGGAGTTTGAGGGCGATAAGATACTCGACGGAGCGTTCGATGTTCTCGGGGGAATACTTCTCCTGACGAGCCTCGTTGGCTTCCCGCTTGGCCTCACGAAGCCCCTTGCGGTCCTCACCCTTCACAGCACTTCGGGCCGCACCGTAAGGGGTGGTCATAAGGGGTCCACGGAACTCACGAGCCTTCTCGTTGAGCAGGGCCTCAAGCGCACCCACGTCCAGTTCCTCGCCCGACTGCTCCCACAAGGAAGCCACCAGCTTTTCCTGCTCGGTCTGTGGACTGATATCTTCGTAGGCGCGGGCAAACGAGGGACGGACACGGGCCTGAGCGGGGCTTCCCCGGTACGCCATGAAGTGTACTTCCTCCGGGGTGTAGCCTCCGCGATCAAGGGCACGCCTCTGTGCTTCCTTGTAGGGGTCTTCGTAGGTCGGGCCTTCTTCCTGCTTCCGCTTGAGAGCGGCTTCGGTCTGGACTGCGGAGAGGTAGTCGGCGGCGAACCACTCAGCGTCCGACTTCAGGTAGGCACCTTCCTCGCGAGCAGTCTCGTAGGCGGTCCGGGCCTTGGCGTACTGCTCAGGGGAGTCAAACTCGTCAGCGGTGGCTTTTCCGGGTGTGGCCTCGTCACGGAGGCGGTTCACGAACAGGTTTCGGAGGTCTTCGTCTTCCGGGGTGAGGCCCGACACCATCTTGCCGTGGGAGAACGGACTCTCGGCGGCGGAAACCTCACCCTCGGCCCGCATGATGGCGATGGGCTTCTCAGGGGTCACAAACCCACCGGCTGCTGACCGGGCGGCTGCATCTTCCTGTGATCCCGCCTTGCTGACCACGTTGGCGTAGGCGTCATCGAACGTAGCCCTGACGGCACGGTTCAACTCCACCCCTGCGAGGTTCTTGTAGTCAACCCCGGTGGACTCCATGATGTCCACGAACGCCTTGCGCTTCAGGGCCGGGTTGGAGATCCCGGACGCGGCTCGTGTGGCAATCTTGACGGCCTCTGCGGCCACAGCCCGGTCAGCGGCACCCTCAGCCGCACTGTAGACCCTGACGGCCTCGATACCAGCCCTTCCGGGGTTGGCGGCGAACCCAGCAGACGAGGCACGCTGGGCCTCAATCTCGGCTTCGTAGTCCCGCATGATGCGACGGGATTCAGTCAGACGGATCGCCTGACCGGGTGACGGGGCACGCTCACGGTACGTCTCAGCGAGGCGTGCGGTGTTGGCGTTGGCCTTGAGGATTAGGCTGTCAAGTTCCTTGAACGCCTCCTGCTCACTCTCGATTTCCTTCAGGGTGTAGGCGAGGACTTCGGTGTAGTAGACGGTCGGGAAGTAGACTTCGCGAAGGTAGTCTGAACGGGTGTTAGGCATTGGTCAGCCTCCCATGTAGCCGGAAATGATGGACTGGGGCGTGGTGTAGCCAGCGGCGGCGGCTGCGGCCTTGATTTGCGCGTCAGCCTTGATACGCTCGATCTCCAATGCCTGCATCTGGTCCTGCTGCTTTATCCCGACTCCGACAGCGGCTTGACCACCTTCGACAATCCCACCTGTGAGTGCCGCCGTCGCCGCAGCCTTGGCCTGAGCCTGCTGGTTCTGGAGAGCGACAAGTTCCTGCTGCTGTGCCTGTTGAGCAGCCGTTTCCTGAGCCGCGATGATCTCAGCCTGCTGAGTGCGTGCCTGCTGCTCGGCTCCCTGAGCGGCGACTTCAGCGAGGAACAAGTCACGACCGGAGCCTCCCGCCGCCTGACGCTGCTGCTCACCTATGGTCTGGGCCTGACGTAGCCCTGCGGAACGCTGGGTCATAAGGCTGGCTTCAAGTCCCTGACGGTCAGCCTCGGACATGCCCAACTGGCCGGACTCGCGAAGCAACTCCAGTTCGCGCATCCTCTCCTCCTGCTCGGGAGAGAACGACTTCTTGGCGGCGATGGCCCCGCCTACACCTTTTGCGACACCAAGACCGGCACTAATGGCGGCGAGTGTTCCCATTGCGACTGGCATGTTTCTCTCCTACAGGTAGTACATTTCGACGGCGACGGACCAGTTGATAAGCACAACCCGGTCTACCTCTGAGAAGCTGCACAGCCCTATGACGTAATCCCCGACGCTTACGTCGGCGGTGTGCGTTCCGCACCGTGTTCCCCAACCGACGATCTCGTAAGGGGCGTCAGGCGACTTGTTCACCGCGCTCCACCCGTTGCCGTTGTTTAGAACCTCCTGACCCTGCTGTGTGATGGCCGGGAGGTCGGTCTGACCTTGAATCGTGCTGTAGTTAGCGAAGTAGGGGGCAACGAACGCCACACGGTCAACGGGGGCGGGGAGGTTTGCGGAGGTCGAGTAGCCGTCGTCCGGTCCTGCGGCCATTTCCCACGAGTAGTGGAACACCAGCGTTCCCGGCTCCATCACTCGGATCCTAAGTGCCGCCTGTGGTACCGGTATCCAGTCCTGTGACCCCGACTTCGCGCCGCTCAGGAAGCTACTGGTGAACGTCGCACGGACAAGGGGGCCACCGCTACTCTGACCGCCTTGGTAGCCCGTGGCACCGTGCTGTAGACCCGTGTAGGCGTTGTACCGAGGACTCTGAACATGCTGGGCCTCGACCCAAGCAGGGGTGTTCTGGAGGTCAGGGGAGGCTACGCCTTCATGGAGGTAGACCTTCAACGCATCGAAGTTCCCCTGAACGTCTGCGGAGTTACAGATAGTGCCCGGTGCGAAGCCGTTGGGAGGGGTGTACGCCATCTACTGAGTCCTCTGCCAGAGTGCCGTTAGGAAACCGCCGCTGTAGTCCAACTTCTGACCCGCACCACCAACCGTGTCGTCCACCAGCAGGTAGTTCTCGGTTGTGCTTTGGGCGGGGTGATAAATACCGTGGATCACCACTCGGATACCGTAGACGGTGACGCCGGGAGTCGTCGGGGCGTAGTAGAAGCTCCCGCTCGACCCGTACCAGCCTGTCTTGTCAGCAGTGTTGCCACTCGACCCGTTCTTGGCTTGCCCATCGACGGAGTTGATGGTCGAGAGCCGCCATGCCGGAACCACGGTGGCGTGTCGGCATCCCGGCAACGTCCCACCCTTCCAAGTAGAGAGCGTAGCGGTGAAGTCAGTGCCACCGAAGATGGGAACGAAGTTTGAGAGGGCTGCGCTCGTGATGTCCCACTCCAGACTGATAATCCAGCAGTGTCCACCAACACTCAGGTTCACGGTGCCACCACCGTCCTTGGGGATCGCCAACAGCGACGGGGATGCCGTCCAAGGTGAGCCGACGTACTGTGGGTGGACCGAAAGATCCCAGTAGATCCTGAGAACGTCGTTGGCTCCAATCGTCCATGTGAGGTCAGCGGCATCGAGCCGTGTTTCCGTACCGCCAGCGTCCTCGACGGGGAACTTCACGGCTGCGGTTGACGCTACGGTCTGGGAGGTCACCGTGTTCACGGAGCTTCGGGTCCAGTCACCCGTACCGAGGAACGTCTTGGCGATCCCCTTCGTGATGATCCCGTCCGTCAGGTGAGGCGTGTCAAACGCTCCATCGCGGGTGTTTTCTTGGTTGAGCGTTCCGCCCTGTGTGTAGTCACTGAACCGGTTGTTCAAGTCCGTGGCGTCCAAGGGGTCACCCGGCTCGATGCGGCCTCGTGTGATGCGGGACATTAGCGGAACCTCCCAATGGCGAGGGCCTTGTTGCCCCATGAGTGAAACTGCATCAACCTACCGCCTCCGTTCTCCACCACGATGTCGTCTGGACCGGAGGGTGTACCGCGCCACTGGAACAGGGCTTCATGGTTGCCGGGAGGGAGTTGCTGTGTACCGAACAAGCGGTAGGACTGGCACCCTATGGCCGGACCCCACGAGTTTGCCACCTCGACCCCGGCGACGAGGATCCGAAGGTTGAAGTGCTTGGGGTTGGGCGGGAAGGCGGCATTGAAGGTCTGGTGGCACAGGCCGTTGACGTAGCACGACCCTCCCCACTCGATGAACAGGTTGCCACCACGGAAGTCCGTCAGGGTCTTGGTGAACAAGGTCTGCCATGACCCCCCGTAGACCTGATAGGTGGCGCACTTGAACTGCCAAGTCGTCGCGTTGTTATCCCGGTAGTTGTTCTGCTCGCCCGCGAAGGTGCCGCCACTGAGTTCCGTGACGTACATATGGTGTAGGGCACCCGGAGCCAGCCGAGCCTCTGTGACGGCGTTCACGGGCATTTGTGTACGGTCAAGCGTGGTGATGCTCGACTGGTTCGACCGGAACTCCTCCGTGATGGCGTCTGCGTCGAGCAGGTTCTTGTCACGCTGCTCGTAGGTGGTCCACTTGCGGCTCATACTGCGTGCCCCTTGATGACTCGGGTTCCACGAGCAGTGAACTCGATTTCCCAGCCGACCAGTGTGAAGTCTTCAACCGACTCAATCTCAAACGCGAACCACGCCGCGCTCTGAGTCGCGACCGAGAACCGCATTGGTACGAAGTCAGCCCGTTGCCATACGTCCGTGTTGAAGATGGCTGTCTCGCGGGTTGGGAACGTGGTCGGCCCCATGACCCGCTTGAGAGTCTTGTCAGGCGGCTGGAGTTTGTATTCCGAGGTCTGGGAGTTGGCGTTTAGCTGGTGGTCCTTGTAGGCCGACAACTTGATGCCCTGTGACCCCTCCGTCTTGACCCATATGGTGACGTAGTGGACCTGCTTCTGAGCCTGAGCGTCACCAAGGTCAAGCCATGCCGACTTGTACTTGGAAGTCGGCGGTCCGTTGAGGAAATACTGGTCGTTGTCGAGGAAACCGCCCATGTGACGGCTGTTGGTGATGACAAACAGGCCAGCAGGGTCGTTCTGGGTGGTCGGAGTGATGCCTTCGTTGTGTCCGAAGACCAACTCGCCTGTGTAGAGCCGGTCAATGGCACCGACCGGGAATCCCTCGCGGGTCGTCCACGCTTTCTTGTCCACATGGTAGATCAGACCGACGTTCGGGCGGTCTGAACCGTCGATGGGCACGTAGAAGTGCATCTCGCGGGTCAGGGGCGTGTACCGGGCGACTGCTCGGGCGATGCAGTCGGGCGTGATGCGAGAAACCCAGTCCTCAATGGGGTCGCTGACCCGTGTGACCGTAAACTCAGCGCCGCCGACCAGTCCACCGCTCAACAGGTAGATGCCGTCTTGCGCGAGGATCATCAAACCCACGCCGGGAACGGAGTCGAGGGCGTTTGCGGACCTACAGGCGACCTGATTGGTCACGGTCGTAGAGACAAACCCGTTGGCGAAGTCACCCTGAACCACGTCGATGCCGCTCTCACGGAGAATGACGAGGCTCGTGTAGAGGCTGAACAGTCCGGTGATCCCACCGGCTGACGCCTGAAGCCTGATAAACGACTCAGCGGCATACTGGTCAATCTTGTCAGGGTGGGAGTAGACCAGCGTGTACGGGTCAACCACACCACCGTCGAGGAACAGACAGTCCTTGTAGACGGCACTGAACCGGGCACGCGGGACCGGCATGGCAACGCTCTCGTTTGCTCCCGGTGCCGTAGATCCCAAGGTGTTGCTCGCGTAGGGGTCGAAGAACAGTTCATCGACGTTGTTCTTCACGTCATCGAGGTAGGCGAGGGTCGGGTTGGGGTTGGTCGTGTCCGTCGAGTAGTTCCCCGTCCTGTAGATGCGTCGTCCTACGGTGCCTTCAGGGCCTCGGGGGATGCGTAGAGCCGTACAGTATTGGAAGCCCTCGGTGTTGCCCTCAAGCTCCCACTGCACGCTTGCTGCTGGACTCAGGGGGCTTTCCGAGCCGGTGTCGCTAATGTACGAGCACTTGTAGTCGTACAGCGCCTTCTTGCCGCGAGTGGCGTCAGGGTTCTTCGCGAAGCCGAGGCCCCAGTCACCCCACTGACCGATGGCCTTGTTCCATGTAGGCCACCACAAGCTCACTGCTCCACCAGACTGACCCTCAACGGACCCGATGGTGGTGCCCATGGTCACGACTCGGAGCGGGTCGATGGGTGCGGCTGCGGCTGGGAAGCCCAAGGTCCGGTAGAGGAACTGAGTGGTGCTCGGAGCCGACACGGTGCCACCGAGGGGCCATGGCTCAATCAGGATGGGTGCTTGGTCACCGTTACAGACAACCACACCGTCACGTACCGCCGTGTAGGTGGTCGTGTTCTGGGTCGCGGAGGGCACTGACCGAGAGGTGACGAGCGTGAGCAGGGACACCGTGGGCTTGGTGGCCTCGTGGAGCAGGTAGATGATTCCGCCTGACTCAATCAGCAGTATGTCTCGGGATCCCGTCGCGGCACCCGGATACACGAACAGGGAGTCGATGCGTCCGAGGTTATTGAACGGACGGAACTCGTCGTTGGGGTCCGGTCGGTACTTCTCGTAGCCAATGCGGGAGGACCACCCTAAAGTCTTCCGGTCCACCGTCACGTTGCTAATGACGGTAGCGGAAGTGCCTTCTTGTGGGAGAGGGGTCTGTATGCCGCCAAGTACGCGGGCCTCGACGGTCGTGTTCTTCATCAAGGAACCTTCGTGAGTCGAGTGAACCGGTTGAACCGGAAGGAACCAGCCGTGTTGAAGTTCCCCTTCACGATCCGGCGAGCCGGGGTGATAAGGTAGCGCCGCTCCATCTTCAGGATTTCCTGCTCCGCACGCTTCGCGTAAAGCTGACTCTGAGCCGGGGAGTCAGCCTTGATAAGCAGGTTCTCAAGAGCCTTGTAGGCGATGATGATCCTGTGGGCGGCTGGAATGTCGGGCGTGTCCGTCTCCTCAATCAGAGGGCGTGGACGAGCCATGTACCGGACGGTGTAGACCGTGTTCTCAGCCTGACGGGGATGGAGCCTAATGCGCTCACGCATCCCACCGTCACCTTGGAAGCGTGGTGCGATGAAGGGGAGCTTGTCCGTGTTGACAGGGCCGTTGCCGGTCGAGGTGTCAAGCTCAAGCGTGCCGATACCGGTCGGCGGGATGCTTACGGGGAGTCCGCTTCGGTCAGCGAACTTGTACCAAGCCTTGAAGCCGTCGTTGGGGAAACGGACGTAGATGACCCGCTGGTAGCCCGTGGTGTTCGGGATCGTGCTGACGGTCCAGTCGATGTCTTGGTTTGCGTTGAGGGTGACGGAGAGGAACGGACTCAGACCTGAGCTACGACCGCCCCACTCGTGGGCAACAGCGAGTTCGATGGTCCGGTCACCCTTCAGCAGTTCCGCACGGGTCGCCACGACGGGTGCGACGGACGGTGAGGAAATGTAGATGGGGTCATGGGGAACCCAGAACCGGGGAACACCAGTCTCACCCAGCGGGAGGTTGAAGAACTCGTCCTCGTACCGGGTCAGTGCCGCCATCATGCCGGGGTCTTCCGGTGTGATGGAGTTGGACCGGGTGGCGACGTTCATCACCGTCACGCAGTCAGCCGGGAGGTCAAGGTAGCGGAAGACGACCTTGGCGGTGACGCCTGCGGAGGTCACTCCGAGGTATTCCTCGGTCAAGTAAGCGAACGTGGCGCTGTTCACGTAGGCGATGGTGTATTCCACACCGTCGAGTTCGATGGTCTGACCGTCCATGGTGGAGTCAAGCACGCCACCGTGCGCCAGCGTGGCCGATCCGTTGGTGACTGGGATCGTCAGACCTGTAATGTCAGGACGGGCTTCGATTTCCGCTTCCTTCTGACAGAAGGTCCACGGCTTTTCAGTGTAGATGCGCTCGTAGGCATCACTGATGATGCGTCCAAGCTGGTCAGAGTAGGTCGGGTTGGCCGTTGGGTCGTAGTCGATGACGTTGCCAACGTACTGCTTGAGGTCCGACAAGTTCACGGAGTCTCCCTGACCGCTGTGAGGGGCTTAGAGGAAGGCCCCCGACCTTGGCCCCTACAATGTAGAGGAAACGCAAGGCAAGGGGCCTGTGGGAACGGTATGGGCCGCTCCCGGTGGGAAATCAGAACTGCTTGTAGACCCAAACGTCCGCAAGGTTGCCAGCAGCAGCCTCAAGCGAGACTCCGCAAGCCGGTGCGAGGTCGCCAGCCGCGATAGCGACAGCCTGACCAGCAGCGGTGGCGTCCACGACGAGCGCGATACCAGCGGCGGCGACAGCGTTGGCGACCGAAGCCCCCTCGGCGTAGCCAGCGACGACGACCTTGACGCGCTCACCAGCAGCAGCAGCCTGAGTGGAGACACCGACGACGAGGCCAGTGCCAGTTCCGCCACCGACCGCCTCAATGACGTTCAGAACGCGGTCTGCACCGGTCTTGGTCGTGTCGAACATGACCCAATCGCCAGCGGCGATAGCGCCGTTTGCGATGAACATCTCAGTCTGACGACGGTGGGAGGTGGTAGCACCGAAGCCGTCAGCGACAGGATCGAGCTTCTGAAGAAGAGTAGAAGTAGCCATGATGGCCTCCTTACGCTTATGCGTTGCCGTTGGTGAGGATACCGTGGCCGCTCAGGTTGCTGGCGGTCAACTGCATACGGACGATGATGTTTGCAGCCATCGAAGCGTAGCCAGGGATGGACTCCATGGGCTCGACCTCAAAAAACGCATCTTCGTCGGTGTACAGGTTAAAAAGCCCACTATTCAGGAAATACTGACTCAGCGGGTTGCCGTTGGAACCGTTGACGCCCGAAAGCTGCGGCTCGATGTAGACCGGGGAGCCGCCGAACACGAGGGCAAGGCGACCGGACATGTCCTGCATTTCCTTGATGCTGGTGTACCGCTCGTTGTCCTCAAGAAGACCACGATAGACAGCGTAGGACTCGGGGCTGGCGAGGATGATATCCACGTCGCCTTCGGGACCGAACACCTTGGTCTGGATGAGAAGTTCCTGCATCTCAGCGATGGAGAGGTTTCCGCCAGCGTCGATGAACTGGTTCTGGTAGGACTCGGGGAATGCAGCCTTGTCCACGCCCTGTGCGGTGCCCGTCTGGGTGCCGTAGGTCGCAGCGTGAAGGAAGCCACCAGCCACAGCACCGTTCAGGGTGTTGAGGTCGGTCAGGATGGTGGAGTTTCCGGCGACGATCTGCTTGTTGATCTCGCGTCGGAGCATCCCCATGACCTGCTTCATGCGGGTCTCGGCAATGCGAATCTGTGCCCGCTCACCCTTGTTGCTGAGGGATTCCTTGGTGGTGATGACGATGGGAGCCACCGCGTCACACCACGAGGAAGTACCGGTACGCATAACGTCCGACACAGCGAGGTTCACACCTTCATAACCCGACGAAAGCTGGGTCACTTGGCTGTGGTCGGTCAGGACGAGAGGAACGTCCACGTAGGAACCGCCGTTCTCACGGACAATGTTCCCGGCGCGGTCACAGGCGTCGAGGAGAGCGATAGCGCGGAAGGTTGAGTCAACCTCCTTGTCGCGCAGGATGCGGAGGGTGGAGGCGAGAATGTCCGCCTGAACACCGGAAGTCGTAGGCATTTGGTCCTCCTGTCAAGGACAGGCTGATGAAGGGGAGTGGGTTCCCGGTCAGCGAAGCGTGTCCCTCACGGGAGGGGGCTGTAGGCCGGTCTGTTGAGGGGTGCTCGTGCCCGCGAAGCGGGGAGTCCTCACCTACCTACAGCTACCGCTTTACTACCGCTGGGATCAGCGGGACTGCTGACGCTTGAGGTTCTGGTAGATATCCCAAGCCGACATGTCCTTCGCGTCGATCTTGGAGAGGGTCGGGGTGCCCGCACGGCGTCCCTGACCAGTAGCGGTCAGTGCGGCGGCTCGTGCAGCCTTCTGGTGGGCCTTCTTCGTTGCCTCACGCTGAGTCTCCAGACTGGAAGCCCGACGACCTCGTGTTGCGTAGTACGCGCTCTGGAGGTCAAGACCGGGGTTGGCCTTCAGCGCCTCAAACACTTCCTTGCGGACTCCCTCGTCGGTCTTGAGGTCAGGGTGCTTGTCGAGGAACGTGTCGTACTTCTGACGGGCGGCGGCTTGCTTGTGCTCCCGCTCCATTGGCTCCAGTGCTTCAGCCAGTCTACGGGCAACCTCGCGCTCGATACGGGCACTGATGGAGGACTCGTCAAACGGGTTCAACTCACCGACTTCCTCGTTGGCTTTGGCGCGGAGCGTGTCAAGCGTTCCAGACTTCAGCAGGGCTTCCTTGTCTGCGGCGAGCCGCTTCTTCTCAGCCGAGAGGGTCTGGGTCTTCCGGGTGTAGTCGGCACGCATTTCTCGGGCGAGCTTGGCAAGGTGAGGTGCGGAGTCTTCCATCTCACGAATGGAGTCATCCCACGACAAGCTGGCCTTGCGCTCAGTCTCCTGAGCCTCGGCTGCTTCGGCTTCCGCCTTGCGGGCCTCGTCCTTCTCGTGGGCTTCGTCGGTGATGGTCTTCTCGGTGGCGTCACGGGCCTTCAGTCGGCTTGTGACTCCACCGGAGGGCGAGGGGGCGTTGAGAGCGGGACGGCTCTCTCCGAGGGCCGCAGGGGCCGTGCTCGGGGTGTTCATGGTGTGAACCTCTGTTGGGGTTTGGGGATCAAGCGCGTTCAGCGAACATGGCTTCCATGTCGTCGGGGCCTTCCTCGGTCATCTCGACGGCTTCCTCTCCTCCCTCCATGGGCGCGGCGAGGAACGCAAGGAACTCGGAGTCAGCAAGCAGGGCTTCGACCTTGGCTGCGAGACGGGCAACGTCTTCGTCCTTGGTGATGCCATCGAGGGTGATGATGTCCGGCTGTCCGTAGTCCTCAGCAGCGGAGGCAAGCATCGCCAGTCCACGGACGAACTCGGGCGGGAACTCGGTGATGTCCTCACCGAACTCGGGATACATTTCGGCCTCGGGGAAGTTCATCGCCTTCTGAGCGTCCCGGTAGACCCGGACAAGGGCGTTCATCACGCTCTTGCTGAACCGACCCTTGGGTGCGGCACTGGTGAACATTTCGTCCATCATGCCCTCGGCTTCCTTGGCTGGGGTGAGGACGGCGATTTCGATTTCAGACTTTTCCATGAAAACCTCTATGGGGTGGAGGGGAAGGTGTTGGCTACAGCCAGTCCACGGTCACCGTCTGCCTTGGTAAGCTCAGACTTGAACCGGGTCATGGTGCGTTCGTGTTCGTTGGCGTCCTTGACGGCGTGGTCAAGACGTTTCCGCTGGTCGGTCACGGTGTCCTCTACCAGACCCCGTTCCTTCATCACACGGTCACGGTGGGCCTTGTCTCGGAGCGTGATGCCCAAGCCCTTGTCGAACCGACCGGACCATCGTGAGTCACCCCAACCGGACGGGGTGGAGGCAATCAGTTCCACGCCACGACTGGTTTCACCCTTACAGGTCTTGCAGGGCACGGGGTCATCCCGCTTGCTCATTTTCTTGAGCACGTCGAACCTGACCTGACACCGCATACACTCTCGCGTGTAAAGGGGCATCAAACACCTCCGGGGAGCATTGGCTGGATCGTCGCAGGGCTGACGCCGCCACCGGCAACGGCCTGCTCCAGTGTCTCAGGTGCAGTCGCAGGGGGTGGTGCAGCGCCTCCTGCTGCTTCCGCCTCAGCCCCGCCCTGTTCTTCACTCAGGAAGCTCTCAGGGAGGTCATAGAGCCTGACGATCTCCTCTCGGATAGCCTGTGGGCTGACTCCGAGGTTGGTCAGGAGCACGGTCAGGTCAACGATGGACCGACGCTTGGCTGCGTCACCCATGGCGGTGCTTCCGGCGTCCGTCGCGTGGAACTTGAAGTCCGCGATAAGGTCGTCGGAGGTCAGCAGGGTCGGCTCCCGTCCAAGGTACAGCGGCTCAGTGGCGTCACCGAGGATCAATGACAACATGACCGAGTAGACCCGAGCGAGATCAGAAATCGCTGCATCGCGAGTGCGACTGTGCCTCCCGACCTCACTGGACGTGTACGCGGCAAGGGCTGTGACCTCAGTTGCAGTGGCCTTGGTTGCTTCTCCACGAGTGAAGGGAGCCATGATGGAGCCGCGCCCGAAGTCGTTGTCCACCTGACGGATATACAGTTCCAGTTCGGGTGGCGTTGGGGAGTGCGGGACCGGCATGAACGACCCGGAGAGGGTCTGACCGTTGCTCAGTTCGACCTCAATCACCTCACCATCAATGCCCATAGCGAGCTTGGCTGCGTCGTCGGGAGTCAGCAGACCCTTCTCGGCAAACCACTGGCGGGCGCACTTGCGGATCGCGTTTGCTTGGAAGGTTCGGATAATGTTCGTCTCGGTACAGTAGTCCTGCGACCGACGAAGGGCGCTGTAGCCCCTGAGCGGGACGTTGGGGTCGGTGGTGAAGTACATGGGCACGATGGGCGGCGTGATGCGACCGGAAGCCGTGCGGTACGGGATCCCAGTGTAGGTGATGGACTCCGACTCGATTTCCGCGTCAGTCTGTCCTTCGTCAG